ATCGGTGCTGCCTTTGGTGGTATTCGTGTTACTGAAGAGCAGGAAAAACTAGGACTTGATATTACAGAACATGGTATTGAAGCCTATCCTGATTATGCAATGTCTGGAAGTGGTGTTGGTAATAGGTAAATAAATACGATTGAGACATCATTCGTGCGGTCTCTACAATCGGAACTTACAAGACCTCTTCACAGGGGTCTTTTTTTATGCTATAATATATGAGTCGTAAGTTTTCGCTACCTATGACTGCTCCAGATCCCTTTGGTGGTTTCAGATTTGGGGGCGATAGGAAACCACCTACACTTAATCAATCTAATCATGGATGAAGCAAAACTAAAATTGAGACGAGAAGTACTCAAAATCCTTATGAGCAAATATGGTCATGAGAATAACAACAAAGCAATCTATGAGTGTGCTGATGAGTGGTGTGAGAAGTATGTTATAAGTGCTGGTGTTGTTGATTACTACAATGCTTACAAACAGTCCTTTATAAATAAATCACTAAATGACAATACATAGAATTAGGTTATCTAAAATGCAAAAGATTATTAATGTACTTGCTGTTACGAGTTTCGCTGTATCTGGTGCCGTTGTTGGTAGTGGGATATACGTATATGTCAATCGTGCATCCATCATTGATGGAGTTAAATCTCAAGTTATGGACGCAGTTACAGGATCTCTGGGCGGCCTTGGTGGAGCAGGTGGAGCAGCACTTCCTTTAGGAACTAATGATTTAGCACCTTCTGCCCCACAAGCATCTGTTCCATCTGATGCACCTTCTGCTCCAATTCAATTTTAAATACTAAGGGTGCTATATAGAAATAGTAACCCTTATTTTTATGTCTGAAGAAGTAAAAGAAGAAGAGAAACTAGATTCACCAGAACCTTCTGAAGATGTGAAGGAAGATGTGAAGGAAGAAAAACCTAAAGGTATTATAGGAAAGATGGCTGATGCTATTGTTCCTGATCACGACGAGCAGATGGCTATCATTAGTACATTTGTGCGGCTCGGAATTTTGGTTTGGAGTGGTGGAATTTTGACTTTAAATTACGTAGCCATCCCAAATTTCCCACAGAAGAATATAGATCCAACATTTATAGCTTCGGTTTTTACAGGAGTTTTGGCCACATTCGGGGTTCAAACAGCTAAGAGTAAGCAAAATGGTAATGGAGCAAAACCAACACCTTCTGTATCGAAAGCAGATATGGAGAAGTTAATTGAGAAGGCATCACAAACTGCACCTGCACAGATTATTAGAATCGAACAGGCACCTCTTAATTTAACTGCTGCTGCACAACAACCTAAGAAGGAAGAACCACCTGTTACATTATAAACTGGAGATTTCGTTATGAAAAAATGGATAGGAATAA